TTACTTGCCTGCCTTTGCGAGCAACGCCTTGATGACAAGCTGGCTTGCAGCCTTGCCGTCGAAACGACCCTTGATGATGGGGGTAAGGATTTTCATGACCTTGCCCATGTCCTTCTGTTCGCAGGCGCCAGTTGCGTCGATAGCCTTTGCGATTTCGGCAACAACTTCGTCTTCGGACATCTGTGCGGGCATGTACTGCTTGTAGAGTTCGAGAGTCTTCTTTTCTTCGTCGGCACGGTCGGTCTTTCCAGCCTTGACATAGCCTTCGATGGTTTCATTCTTCTGCTTGATAGCCTTGTCGAGGACAGCAATGCACATTGCGTCATCAACGGGTTTCTGTGCGGAAATTGCAGCGTTCTTGATGTCGGACACGAGCGTACGGAGGGCGGTCAAAGCCACAGTGTCGTGAGACTTCATCAGTTCGGTGATTTTTGTGTTTAGTGTATCTAGCAGCATAATGCTTCCTTGTTTTTAGATGTTCAAAATCTTGATTTGCTTGCACTTCATGGCAATGAGGGCGGCGTTGTGGCATTCTTCGTTAAGGTCGAGGCAGCAGTTTTCATACACGCCGACGATGGTTTCGGGGAATGCGGTCTTGACACCGTTTGCGTTGCTGTCAACGCAGATACTCGTCACGGTTCCTGCGAGGTAGACTTCGGTCGGCGGAATTTCGATGCCACCATAGGTTTCACGGTCGCCGAGAACAGCAGCCCAGTACGGGAAGCCGAAAGTGTTCTTGTCGATGACATTGTTTTCGGTAACGTAGTCACGGAGTTCAGGAATGATTTCCCAACCAGGAGTTCCCTTGATGCAGTGCGGAATCTTCAAGTTCTGGCCTTCCTGCGTGTCGAGGTAATTGGCGGAATGCGTATCACGGGTGAACCAGATTTTGCCGTCAAATTCCTTGAGGAGTTTGAGGATGTTCTGGATGACCTTCTGGGCCCATTCAGCATTCGGGTTTGCGAGGGCACCCTTAATGAAGTCCACCTGCATGTCAACGATGATTAGGTTCTTATTTTTCATAATAAAAAATCTCCTGTATTGGTTGTACAGGAGAAAATATAGAAGATTAAAACATGCTTGTCAAGGGTTATTTTTCCACTTTTTGAAATTATCTGAAATCCAAGCGAAAAATCTTCGAATTAATTTAACTAGATACCCCATGACAGCGGTCAAAATAAGTACGATAATAGCTCCGATAACGCCAAGCACTATCGAGAACAACAAACCGCTAACTGACACTACCATCCGTTTCCTCCCTCTCCTTCATTTCTTCAAGCTGAATATCGTGCAGGACAACCTTCCCTTCTACAAGGCTCTTCGGCACGTCGATAATGCGCTGATTGGACGAGCCCCTGTAAGTCAGGCTCAAATCCCGCAAGTCCTTCATGTACGGTCCGTCAATAAGGATGTCAGTATATGTAAGCAACTCCCTCATTGCCGGATGTGCAAACCTAGACATCAACGTTTCGTAACGGTAACCAGTGAACACGACAAGGTTCAATCCCTTCATCTTTACCCCGTGTACGAAAGGAATGAGCTGTACCGCCTGTTCCATCGGGTCTCCGCCGCTGAGCGTAACCCCGCTCAACAACGGGTTCTCATCAATCATTTTCAACAGGGATTCAGCCGTCTCGACCGTACCCTTTCCGAAAGCATGCGTCTCGGGGTTGTGACATTCGGGACAGTGGTGGCTGCAACCTTGCGTGAAAACGGCAAAGCGTATGCCAGGACCGTCAACGAACGATTCCTGCTCGATTCCCGCTATTCTCAGCTCTTCGTCTTCACTCATGTACATAAGCCACCCCCTGCATTATAATGGGTTAAACCGTTGTAAAAGTTTCTCTACATACCCTTCCCAGTTTATCGGTTCAAGGATTACGCTCTTGTCGTCGATGTAGTGGTCGGCGATGATTTTCCTGCCATAAAGGGTCCCCTCCTCGCCAGCATTCTCGCCAATGTTCTTGTTTATGGCATCGAACTGCAGACCGTACCTGTCGCAGAACTCGATTGCATCGTCAAGATACGGAGAGTCCTCATAGTTCTTTCCGCCGTAGTTTTCACGGCAGGTCCAGAGGATTAGTTTGTGACCCATGTCACGCAAATGGTTGAGTGCTCGGATGAGTACCGTGTTCGGGGATGCGTTGTTTACGTCTGGAAAACTGTCCCCAAGAGCCAGTGTTCCGTCAAAATCTACTGCGATTATTGCCATAATAAAAACCTTCGGTTAAAGTACCGAAGGTTAATATAGATAAAAACAGCGGAATTGTCAAGCGAGATTCATCCAACCATTGCTATCGAACGACACACTGGCATCAGGCTTGTTAGACTTCAATGCGTCAACCAAGTCACTTACGACACCAAGGAGGCGACGTTCGGTAGGCTTGGCCTTGCGGTCTTCGACACGCCAACCCTGTTCACTAAATGTAACAACGGCATCTGGTCCGAATGTATGCATTCTTCCAGAAAGGTCGGCAAACACGTCGATTAGACGGTATTTCGCAGTTTGACCAATGATATGTCCCTTGTCAGTATTCATAATTTCCTCCATTTGGATTTACAAATAGTTTATGTATGACAATCACAGCGCCATACATAGCAGTCATCAGGGATGGTTTTCCATACTTCCATCCAAGTCTTGTTGAAATCCTTGTCTTCATCAGAGGTTATCGCCCACCAGCCCATGTGTCCATGTTCAATCCATTGGCCTGACGGAATCACCATCGCCCAGAACGGAGCCGCTTCACGAAGGTTTGAATCAACGAACTCCTGTTCTGTCATAACAGCAATATCGTCCACATGGACATTCCATCTAAGATTGAACAGTTCGTCTGAGGGGATTCCCGCCTCCATGTCCTTGATGCTCTTCTGTTCCTTGTAGATTTCCCTTGCTTTCTTGATGTCCCCGTCAACGCTCTCTCGTGCCTGTTTCCAGCTAATGAAATCAGGTTTGAAATATGGTTTGAGCCTGTTATAGACACCAGTGAAGTAATCTTTCTTGCCCTTCATGAAAGTGTCGATGTCAATTTGAGATTTTTTAACCACCTTCACATCAGTGTCGCCAACATCGGTAAGGAACGGGCAGTTTCTCCAAGAATACGGAGTATAGTAATCCCACTTATGGTTCGGATTGGTAAACTGATAACTCTGTACGATATGGCCATCCTTTACGACGGCATATGATTTGGACGGTCTTTCCTTTGGCTCCTCGGAATATATATTCTCGGGACGAATACCGTACCAGTCTTTCAAGAATGCTTTTGGAGATTCATAGTCCGATTTGTTCTCGTTATATTCCTTGATTGACTCTTCCAACTTGTCAACATGAACACAGTAATCGGTACGACCCGTGCATTCGTATTCATGGTACGGAAGCATCAGCCTGTCGAGTTCTTCCTTTTGGTCGGTCTTTGTTATCACATAGGTGGTAAAGTGGCTCATAGTAGTCCTTTTTGTTGAAGTGGTTTGGTTTAAGTGCGGTCTTCCAGTATGCTTATATAGTTAGGAACATTAAGTTCGTAGGCTATGTTCATTGCAAGATGTCTTACAACGGAGTTAATAGGAGACAACTCATTGTAGGACTGGACATAGTCATGGCATTTGACGTAGCCGATATTCGGGGCGCTTATCGAGCCTTCGCTTATGGCGGCATACATGGATTTGGTGCCGTCATTGCTTACCAGCTCGCCAGCAACAACCGTGTAGTAGAACTCGGCATATCGTTTAAACCAGAGATGGCCAACCTGCTTACGATAAATGATTTGAAACCGTTTCATGACCGCTCCGTTATGCCATCATTTCAGGTATCTTCAAACACACGAGGAACGTCAAAATGATTTGGGACAGATGAAACAACTGGTCTTCAATCAGGTTGATTACAAGACGGTTGCACTTCAAGTTGTCAACAAAGAAATGCACCCCGCAGTTGAAAAGGAACAGCGGCAGGACGAGCCACACAGGAACGTCCAAGAAGTACACGCACGGAAGCATAATCAGCATAGACCATGTGATTACGTGGGCAAGAAGTGCAGGAACCCAGTCGTGTTTGTACTTAGGGTCTGGAGCGTTAGCCGCCCACCATGACTTCTGCTTCAAGTTCGCTAGGCAACCCTGAAAATGAAAATCGTCCAAGATGTGCATAAACAGCATCAATAAGAAAACGTAAGCGGAATTCATTTTTCCTCCATGTTCATCATGGTCATTGCGTACATGTCTTGCTTTGTCGGCTTGTAAGGTTCAATACAAGACAGCGTACCAATAGTCCGTTCAAGATAATTTTTCTTTACAAAAGTACAGTACAACGTGTCGTAGTCATCGTTGGAATCGGGTCCGAGAACAGGACATGCAAACCTGACCCCATGCACATCGGTTCCAACCTGCAGCCATTCCTTCGTCCAGCACTCTGCGGGGAACTTGACAGTTCCTTCCACCTTCGCACAGACGATTGTCAGGTACAGCTTGTCTGCATACGGCATTGCTGCACGGTATGCTGAGGCACCCCCGATTACGAAAAGCTCGGTTTCACCCGCATTTTCGGCAATCCTGATTGCCTCCTCGATGGATGCAACCGTGGTGCAACCCTCTGCCTTGAAACTCGTGTCACGGGTAAGGATGAGGTTAGTACGGTTCGGCAACGGCCTGCCGATATCCTCGTAGTTCACCCTGCCCATAACGACATGGTGACCAGAGGTAATCCGCTTGAACCGCTGCAAATCGGACTTGATATGCCACGGGAGGTGGCCTTCCTTCCCGATAACCATGTCGGGAGTCATCGCAACAATCATTGAAACAATCATACTGCTATCGGAGCCTTAATTGCAGGATACGGGTCATAGTTCTGGAGTTCGAAGTCTTCGAAGCGGAAGTCGAAGATGTCCTTCACGTCAGGGTTAATCTTCATCGTCGGCAATGCCTTCGGGGTTCGTGAGAGTTGTTCATGAACCTGCTCGAAATGGTTGTGGTAGATGTGGGTGTCACCCAATGTGTGAACGAATTCGCACGGTTCGTAACCGCAGACCTGTGCCAGCATCATCGTCAGGAGGGCATAGGAAGCGATATTGAAAGGAACGCCAAGGAAGGTGTCGGCACTACGCTGATAGAGCTGACAACTGAGCTTTCTGCGGCCAGAATCGCCAATTCCGCCCACATAGAACTGGAACAGGCAATGGCAAGGTGGCAAAGCCATCTTGTCCACTTCCGCCACGTTCCAAGCGCATACGACATGGCGACGGGAATCTGGGTTATTCCTGAGGGTTTCGACAAGGTTCTTAATCTGGTCGATGTGACCGCCATCAGGTGTCGGCCATGAACGCCACTGGTGGCCATAAACAGGGCCCAAGTCGCCGTTTTCATCGGCCCATTCGTCCCAGATGGTCACATTGTTGTCACGGAGGTACTTGATGTTGGTGTCACCCTTCAGGAACCAAAGGAGTTCGTGTATGATTGAACGAAGGTGAAGCTTCTTCGTTGTCATACACGGGAACCCTTTGGTAAGGTCATAGCGGCACTGGCGTCCGAATACGGAGCGTGTTCCAGTACCAGTACGGTCGGAACGGTCAACGCCGTTCTCCATAATGTCTTTGAGCAAATCGAGATACTGTTTCATGTTAGGAAATATAAGTAAATCAAAAACGTTTGGCAAGAGTTCGGGCCCAAAAATATATTTTAATTGCGATTAAAGGAGTTAAAAATGCCAAAAGCGATAGCCGTCATGACGGTACACGAAAGTGAAGTGAGTGCATGTCGAAAGACAATCAACTCGATATTGAGCAGGAACCCAGAAATCAACGTGCTTGTATGCATCCAGTCCGAAACGGAAGGTTATACCCCTCCCGTGATGAACAGGGTCGAAACCCACGTTATGAAGCCGACGCACAACCCGTTGGCACCAGTCGCATTCGCAATGGACAGGTACGAAAAGTTGCCCATCATTTCCGTTCAGCCGAACATCAACTACGATTCAAACTGCCTTGAAGACCTGTACAGGATGCACGAGCAGTTCCCAAACAGCATCTGCACGGCAGCGTTCAACATCATCAAGGTGTCACGAAAGGATGACAAGCCTGTTGTAACGCTTTCCAGCCTTGCCGAGAAAAGGAAGGACAGGGACTTTGCGAACAAGTATTACGAACTTGTATGCTCTCAGGAGACAATCTATCCAGCAGCCAAATCTGGTTCTGGATTTACGTTCATGTACGATTGCGAACTTCGTGAGTTTCCGTTGGATGAAAACAACGCCCACATCTTCATGTCGATTCTCTGTCAGGACAACGGCATCGCAATCAGGCATCTTACCCCTGCGATGGAGCTTCCTGCCCCACCGTACATGGAACAAATCAAGCTTGATGTCGAAACTTATTACGACGAGCTTATCCCGCAAGTTTCACACGCCTTGCCGTTGAAGGCCGACCGTACCACTGACGACGAAATGGAAATAACCGTGGTGACTTCCACCAAGAACCGTGTACTGAGAATGCAGGAGAACGAGCGTTCCAGAAAGTTCTTCTTCGTTGACGAGGAACACGACCAGCCGAACATCGACAAGTTCAATCCGTGGTTCTGCGAGCTTACCGCACTGTACTACATGCACAAGCACAGCACTGCAAAGTATGTCGGTCTCGAACATTACCGCCGATGCTTCGTAATGCAGGACAACGGAAGTTACGACCCAAATGCGTACAACATTCTCAACAGGTGCGATGCAAGGGAAATCCTTGACGAATACGATGCAATCGTGACGTTCCATCAGCACACCCCAGGCAGGAGCGCTTACAGCTTCCTCGAAGTTTCCCATTACACGAAGATGTTCAACGCTTGGCTTGATATCGTCGAGGAAGGAACCCCAGGTTTCAAGCAGTTCTGTCTCGACTGGCTGCATCACGACATGCTCATCTGCTGCAACATGTTCATCGCAAGGAAGGAGCTGATAGACAAGTATTGCGAATGGATGTTCGCAAACACGAGGGCATTCATGCGGAAGTACCCCCTGTCTGAAAAGCGGTATCGCCACATCGGCTATCTCGGGGAATTTACCTTCGGCGCATGGCTGCTGTTCAACAAGTACCGTTTGAAACTTCAACCGCATATCCGTTTCAACAAGGAGCTTACCGAGCTTGAAGAAGTTGAAAGGACGACAGTTTGCAGGGAGGAAATCTAATGCTTATACTTATTTGCGGAACCAATGCAAAGGACGTGCCTATCAGCGTAGGCCGCCCGAGAGCTTTCTACGATTTGAGGAACTGTTATCTTGACCACCGTTACTTCTGCGAGCTTGGCGGAATGTACAAGCTCTGGAAACAGGTGAACACGGACATCGTTGGACTGGAACATTACCGCCGTTTCTTCACGGACAGCAATGCGGGCCCAGCCACAATCCTCAGCGAAAGGCAAATTAAGGAAATCCTTTCTACGCACGACATAATCATGTCGCCCAACCATCTTCGTGCAGTAAATGTCATGACATGGATGGCACAGGAGAAGCACAACCCGAACGCAAGCACCGACACAATCGTGAAGGAAATGCTGTTCAAGTGGTTCATGTATTTGAGGGACAACTATTCAGCCGAGCTGGTTGACTACATGTTCCACAGGATGCTTACCACCCGTGGCTACTACGGTTGCAACATGTTCATCGGAAACAAGCGGGTAACGGACGATTACGCCCAATTCCTTTTCCCGATGCTTGAAAAGTTCAATTCCGACGTGATGCACGGAAAACAGGAATCCCGCTTGTACGGATACCTTTCTGAATATACGATGGGTTATTGGATGGAATGGCGAGGATACGACATCCATTCTAACTCGAAGGTTACATATCCTCCGCCATCTAAGCGTTAGCCCTTGATGAACTTAACCACTTCGTCACCGATGCGGTTAAATTCTTCATCCCAAATATGGATAACCTCGTCTTTAAGCGACAGGTTATCCATTTTGTATTTCTTCTTGACCTTCGGGGAAACTTCGTACACATTTTCCTTGCCGAGGTTTGCCTGAGCTTCGAAGAGGTCGCTCTTGCCAGCCCTTGCAACCCAGTTGTCAAGGATGTACTCGCCCCATTGGAGCAGGTTGCGGTTTCCCTTTGTGTCATCGTTCGGCGTGTCCATGCCAGTGTTGAAGGACAGAATCTTCACGTCCTTCCACTTGGGGCAATCCCTCTTCAAACCAGATTCGAGAACCATGATAGGAGAGTTCGACCACATGCCCCCGTCGCAGTAGTATTTACCGTCCTTGGAAATGACATCGAAATATGTCGGGGCGGCAGTAGAAGTGAGGACGGCAAACCACTTGTCTTGGTCATCCTTGTTGTCCCAGACCTTTTCGACAGATTCACCGTTCATGAAGGTGGTCGTGATGTAGGTCGGTTTCTCCCAGTCCTTGCACTTGCCCTTCAACTTTGCTTGGAGCAGCTTCTTCAAGTTGCTGTTGTCGTAGGTCGGGCAGCTAGGCTGCAACCTCTTGTACCACGAATACTTCGTGAAGATTTTGGACAGGTTTTTGTCATACAGGTCAAACAGGTCGTAAGCCTTGATGCCCTCGGACAGGCAGGCTGCGATGATAGCTCCCGTGGACGTTCCAGCATAGGCGACAGCCATCTGTGTAAGCGGCTTGCCAAGCTTTTCTTCAAGTCTTCTCATGAAATGCAGGGGACCGATACCAAGAGCGCCCCCACCATTGACACTAATAGCGAATTTAGCCATAATTTCTCCTCGTTTTACACATAGTTTATGCCTACATGCTCCTATAAACTTAAAGGGAACACCGTGGGGAAACGTATGAAGAATGAAAGGGTAATGTTTACGCCGACCATCAACTGGATGAGGGAGGCTTACGACGCTTTTAACGCCATGTTCTTTAAAGGGAAGCTTCCCCACGACATCGAGTTCAAGTTAGTGAACGCCAAGACATTCGGGGGCGACGCCAGATACTGGAAGAACAAGAGGCGCACCAAGGAATGCACGATGAAGAACCACGAGTGGTACGTCGGGACATTCAGGATAAGGCTATCCACATTCTATAACAACATAACGAGACACGAGGCGGAACTGCTGATGCTGCACGAGATGATTCACATCTACCAGTTCTCCCACCTTCCGTTCAGCGAATGGAACGGTAGCGGAATACGTGGATGCCACGGTTACACTTTCAAGGAATGGATTGACCGAATCAAGGAGATGAGCGGCGGAAAGTATGTAGTCAACATCTATTGCAACGAGGGAGGATATCCTACCCACAACTTCTCCGACTCGGACTACATCAAGGCACTCCGTACGGAACGGAGGGAGTTCGCACTGGTCATAAAGCCGAGGGTTCCAGACCCCGATGACAAGTACCTTGTGTTCTACAAGATATTCAAGAACAAAGACCTGTGCGGAAAATCCGTTGCCAAAGTAAGGCAAAACTACCCGTCGTCACAGGTTTTATCTATATTTACGGCTGGCCCGAACATAAAGGATTACACACGTTCGTTCTGGGAAGACCCGAGACATTCGGGAGTGGACACGGGTGAATGGCAGGTTGGCGATTACAGCGAGCTGCTAAAGATGCACGGAAACGGGGTTATAACCATGAAGGCTTTCCCCAAGGAGAAACAAAAATGAACAACTGTTTTTTAGAAGCACTCGAAAGGTCACCAGATATAAGCGAGCGTGAAAAACAGGCCGTAGGAGACCTGTACAACACGGTATACGGTGAAAACACCCCAGATGCCGACATCGTTGACCAAGCGACCGACGAGCCACCTTCTCTCGCAGAGTTTGAAACCCTTGGTGAACACAAGGACGACAACATCAGTATAACAGAAGAGGGTCTGAAAATGACCCAGACCCTTCCTGACGGAACAGATGTAACTACGATTAAGTAGGCGTAGGCTGTCTTGCCGCCAAAGCGATTCTTTCCACGTTTCCCTTGTCCCGTATGAACGGGTCCTTTCCGACTTCCTCGTGAATCATTGCCACGGCCCCTTCGGGAAGAGCATCGTCCGCACCGTCGCCTTCAGGAACTTCGCCGACAGCACCAGTCTCGGGATAGTATTCTTCGGAGCCAGGTTGACCACCGACAGGTTCATCTTCACCGTCACACGGCTCGCATTCACCCTCACACATTTCGTATTCAGAAATTGCATTAAGGATGTCTTCTTCCGTCGGTTCAGGTTCCTGTGGCTGCTGGTCTTCGGGGAGTGCAGCAACCATCTCATCTTCACCTGGAAGGGCAGACTGCATGATTGATGCCCATTCGGCAATCATCGGAGCAAGTTCAGTGATTGGTTCGCACCCTTCACACGTTCCCGTTCCGCTAGCCATGTCGCTAAGATAGTCTATTGGGGTGCGTCCAGTGATATCCTTGATGTCCCAAACGCTAGCCTGACACAGTTCGCCATCCTCGCTCGTCTTGTACTCGAACACCATCGGGTTTTCCAACAGCTTCTTCAAGTAGGCAAAATTGATTTGCTCCGTCGTCTTTCCAATGGCGTATTCAACCATGTTCATCAGCACGGTGTCGCCATAGGCGTTCTTTGCACCGAGATAAATCGGATTGATTTTGAGCAAGTCCTCCACGCCATTGTCAGCCCATTCGTGAAGCTGAGTCGTCCACAGACCGTCAGCCAAGTTCTTCTTCAACATGAACTGGGCTGGGTTCTGGTAGAGGGCAAGGAGGTTCTCCCGTGAAATCGAAGGGACATCACGGTTAAAGGCACGCTGGATGCCCTCGATTAGAACCAGCTTGTCAGGGTACTTGTCCTTGAGCTGGTTCAGCTCCATGTTGAAACCTCTCTTATCCATCGCACGACCTCTTATGCACCGAAGAACAGTTCTGCCGCTTCCTGATATTCTGGAACGGTAAGTCCGTTCTTGTCGGCTTCCTCTGCAATGTCAAGGCCTTCTTCGCCAACAGCTTCATTCAAGCCCTTTTCGCACTTGCATTCGCCGTCCTTGCATTCGCCTTCCTTGCAGCACTTGCCATCTTCACAGCATTCGCCGTCGTCACATTCAACTTCCTTGTCCATCTGGCCTTCAAAATAGAGCTTATGCAGCTTGTTGATAGCCTCGAACTGTGCGGGGACAGGACAAATCGTGTGCAGATAGCTCTCGAACAAATCATTAGCTTTCATTTTCATGTTGTTATCCTATGGATTCCAATTAAATATAGTTTATACATCGGAAGACCTACATGGAATAAAAATGTTTAAGATAATGGGAATAGACCAGTCGATAAATTCAAGCGGTAAGGTGATAATGACCCTCGACGAGGAAAAGAACCTTGACATCGTGGATGTTAAATTCTATGGCTACCACCAGACCAAGAAACGCTGTATCGAGACAGACAATATACATATCAGGCACCTGCCGAAGGACTGGACAAAGATTGGCCTTATCCACAGAATCTCGTGGATTACCAACTACCTCATGGAGGACACCGAAGGAGTCAAGTACATGTCGATGGAAGACTTAGCCTACGGTAAGTTGAAGCAGAAGAAAGTCGATACCAACTCGATTCTCCAGCTTGCTCAGGTGGCAGGCTCGCTCAAAGTGGCCGCTTTCGACCGTGGCATCGGAGTCATCGCCTACAACATCGACCAGAACAAGAATTTCGCAACAGGAGACGGCAAGGCGGGTAAACCAGCAATGTGTCAGGCTTGGGAGGAAATGTTCCCGCAATGGTTTCCCGAGGAGTTCAAGGACAACTACCAATCACCCGTGAACGATATCGCCGACGCCTTCTGGCTTTGCGAAGTCCTCAGATGCCACATCATGTACGACCGTGGTTACGAACTGGACTCTACCACCAAGGGCCTCCTCGAATTTTCCACCAGCAACAGGTATGGAAGCCTTGTCGAGACCCGTATGGAAATCAGAGACGTATAAACTATTGATATCAAGTCAAACACTCGGAGTAAGTGTTATGAAAGAATATCAAAAGACCATGCATGCGTTCCTTGAAGGAGTATGCCGAGAGTTCAACTGCATGAACGCACTGCCAGCACTCCAAGAAGGTTTCGATGTATTGTGCGAAGCAAACGACAAACCCGTTATGGAAGGAACTGGTGCTGGCTATGCATTCTTTCCATTAGATACCAAACCGTTTCACGAAGACCCTCTCTTTAAAAAGATGAGGTCGTATGATGGCCACCCAACTATCATGAAACAAAGAAACGACTGGTTATTTAAGAATGGAAAGTGGGACGAAATCCACAATGAATTACGAGACAGGTCACTATCCAACTTGGCCAAACACATAAACCAGTTACTTGCATACCGTAACGGAAATGGTGACGTAACGGTGGAATATGACGATGAAAAACACGAATGCACGGTATGGTACAAGACAATCTGCTTGGGCTTCATTTATCCAAACCATGGAATGGACGAGCCCATGGATGAGAATTATTCAACACATCTCAGCGGACTACGCTACGCATCGTTAATTGACTTTCTTGATGAGGTGAGCCCAGAAGAGAAAGAGGAAGTCCTGCACTGTTTCAACGCAATGAACGGCCCTAGCGCAGCAGACGTAAAAGCTATTTTCTACGGCACGGAGGGTCAAGAAGATAACAATGCTGGAATGGATGACGTAATCGAACCAGAGCAAGTTGCATGGAGAATTATGCGTGATGTGTATAGGTTTAAAACTGAATGGAAAACCGAAGACCTTCCATATACTCTCAAATAAAGTTTCCTAGAATATGCAAAAAGCCGTTTGAATCTGAGTTCAAACGGCTTTTTTGTATCGAAGAGCGAAGTAGATTAGATACTCACTCGGTCACCCAATTCCTTCAACTTGCCTGGGTTCCAGTTCCATTCAAGACGCTTTCTCGGGCTTCCCGTGAGGTAACCAGTGATTCTACGGACACGCAGGATGTACTTGTCAAGGGTGTTGCCGCACTTGGGGCACTTGCCGTTAATGACACCGTGGAATCCGCAAAAGGTTCCGTCTGGTTTCGGGGCGATACACGTATCGGAATCCATCGTCACCGTGAAGTAGCCCATGCCACCTTCATACATTGCGTTCATGGCCTGTTCGACACCTTCGAGGTTCTTGCTGAGGTCACCATCCATCTTGTGATAGAAGATGTGACCAGCGTTGGTAATCTCGTGGAACGGAGCTTCCCACTTGATTTTGTTCGCAAGTGTCGTCTTCATGCCGAACGGGAGCATGTGAGAGTTGGTAAAGTAACCCTTACCCCACATGTGGTAACCGAAGTCGGTCCAATACTTGATGCCGAGCTTCTGCTTGCCAACAGAGTCGATTACAGCCCACTTTCCGTTATGGAAATACTCGTAGGTGTTGATGTACTTGCCCTTGTTTTCGAGAAGTTCGGAATACGGAACGGTAATCTTGTTTTCAGTTGCGATGTTCCTTACCGTGATTTCGTTGATGCCTTCGACATCGACGCTATCCTTGGTGAAAATGTCACCTTCAATGGCAGAGTTCTTCATGAACTGACGCATGTCGATGTTGCAGAAGCGTCCGCAAACAGCTTCAGCAGGCGTTGCGAAGCAGGACCAGTTCATGTGGGTTTCCTTCTGTGTCTTGTCGCAGAAGTCACGGATACGCTTAATCATGCCGTAGCCAAGGTCGAACACATCTTCGTCCTTACCCCAAGTCTTGCCAGTGAGTGCGAGAACGGCTTCATAAACACCGATGTAACCGATTGAGAGGGTTCCCTGACGGAGAACTTCGGCGATGGTATCAGTCAACTGATGCTGCTTGTCATCAGACGTGAGATACAAGCCCTGTTGCATCGTGAACGGGAAGTTCTCGTAGGTCTTCTTTGCGATGACATTGAAACGGTCTTCGAGGGACTGACGGGCGAGAACAAGCATACGGTCGAGCTTTTCGTTGAAGAGCTTGATACGGTCAGCCTCGTTCGTAGCCTCGATACGAGCCTCCACAGCGAGCTTCGGGAGGTTCAAGGTATGGAATGCAAGGTTGCCACGGCCAACGGTCTGCTGCGGGCCATTAACGTTGCCGATAACCCTTGTGCGGCAACCCATCGTAGAAACGGTGCTTTCAGGAATGATGCGTTGGAGACGGCCCTGGCAAATCTGCCAATACTTACCGTCAACACGGACTTCCCAACGAGGATAAATGTCGTTTTCGGTAGAAACATCGCCGTACTTTGCAACACGGTCGCCACCAATCTTCTTAACGGGGGTGTCATTGGTGAGCTTGAACTCGTCGTTGTATTCATAACGGATATACGGGGCGTTGAATTTATTGTCAACACCGACGGCGTTCGGGTAGAAACGACGTGCGAGGCAAGCGATACCAGCCTTCTTCAAGTCATAGTTCGGGTCTTCTGGGAGGTAGGAAACACCCTTCATGTACTTGATAATGAGAATCGGGAAGATTGCAGTGAGTCCGTCACCGAGGCCAGCCATCTGTGCTGCGATAAGGTTGCTGGAAACAAGACGACCGCAACGAGAGGTGTCAAGGCCGAAGTTCAGGGACGAGAACGGGACTTGGTTTCCAGAACGGGACTGCAACGAGTTGAGGTTGTGGACAAGGCCTTCCATTGCCTGATATGTGTCATCCTTGGTCTTGATGTAGGCCTGAACGACAGCCTTGCGGTCATACTTCTCAACGATTTCCTTGAACGGGAGGTCAAGGCTGAGACCGTCCTTTGCCATCTGGCTACGGATAGCGTGGGCTTCCTTCTTGATAGCCTTTTCGACATCATCCTTGTCGATGTCGTCAAATGATTCGTAAGCACAGCTCCTTTCGTTCAGCACCTTTTCGGAGGCAAGAATCCAAGCAAGATTTTTCTTGAAGGACATGTCAACATACGGGGCCAATTCAAAGTCGAGGTTTGCAGAAGCGATGCCACCGAACTGCTGGTTCGACTGAAGCTGCAAAATGACGGCGGTGATTGAAGCGGCTGACTGGATTGACTTTGGCGAACGGATGAAACCCGTACCAGAGTCGAAGCCATTCTTCAAAAGCTTTGAAATATCGGCGAACAGACAGTTGAAAGTGAGGTCGTAGAGGTTCAGGTCATGGATATGCATGTATCCCTTGGCATGAAGCTCGGCAATGTTCCTGTCCACGACATTGAGTAGGTTGTAAGTCTTGTTGGTTTCGGATGCGATTTTTCCGTAAGCACCAGCGGGGGTCGTACCAGATTCGTTTGCGTTGTCACGGAGGATGTTGGAACTTTTAAGGTCTGCAGCCTTGATTTCACGGATAGTGTTGATAATCTGGCTGCTTGATTCACGTTTGCGGGTTCTTGCGTCACGGTAGAGAATGTATGCCTTGGCGACTTCCTTGTACTTTTCCTTTGACATGAGGACATCTTCCACGACATCCTGCACTGCCTCTACGCCGACCGTCGGCTTTTCGGGAGTAACCATTGCTTCAAGCTTGTCGCAAACCTTGTCAGTAAGGGTATCAAGTTCCTTTTTACTTAACTGTATTTCCTTGTCAAGGAAGGCACTCGTAATTGCGTTGGAAATTTTGGTTGGATTGAACTTGGCACGTCTGCCATCTCTTTTAATTACGTACTTAATCATATCGATTCCTTAATGTGTGCATTTAGTTTATAGTGCTAATTTAACCATCTGCCACACTTTTCTGTTGCTTTTCAAACCTCGGTTATCGGGTGGATAAAACACACGAAAACCTAGTTAAATCTAACTAGGCTTACCATGTGTGATGCACTAGGCATCGGACAGGCTCCCCTTGTCGAAGTACCCGTTCTTTGTCTTCATGTTGGCATACTTGATTGAATTGATGCGTTCTTCAATTCGCACCGAAAGTTCATTAACAAGCTGTGCCCCAGTTGCTTCGGACAGGTAGATGATGTCGTCGATGATACCAGCGATGTGAGCGTGGGTGAAGTTCGCATCGATGCATCGCTGCATGCAAGTGACAAACTTCTTGTTCTTCATGCTGAACTTGGACGGCATAGGGAGGTTCTCCTTGATGTATCTCTGACTGATGACATCGTAGACAATATCAATGCTGTCTGGGTTCTTGATATAGATAATCTTGTCTATGCGGCCAGGTCTGGACTTGATGGACGAATGCACTCGTGTCGGCTCGTTTACCGTCATGATGACAATTCCGTTGTAAGCAAGGCTGTCATCCTTGCAGTCCATACACTCGATGAACGCAGTGGTCTTGTCGGACTTGGCAGTGAGGTCCAGTGCGTCAACATCGTCGAACACGCAGATTGACCTCGGGAAGTAGTGCAAGGTCTTGAACACCTCGTGGATAGCCGTGTAGGAACTCAGAGTCGAGCTGTCAACCCAGAACACTGGAAGGTCGGTAAACTGTTCCAACAGCTTCTGGATGGACTCGGTCTTGCCCGTGCCAGGGTCTCCCATGAACAGGTAACCACGGCGCCTGCCTGATTTAAGGCATTTCTTCATTTCCTTGATGACAGACTCCTTGTCGAAGTTGTTGATGTTGAACGGCACGATACGCCTAGATGTTGACCTGAGGTCACCGTACGGGTCAAGCTTAATGAAGTTGCTGGCAACATCCAAACTATGCACATAATTCTGCAATGCGACCATGAGCATAGAACGGTAGATGTCAAAGCATCCTCCATCGCCGTTGTTTTCCAAATTGTCGATAAGCGGAGCGTTGTCCCCGTTGACATTGATTGCGACAAGGAACGAGCCCTTTGGCGGCATATTCAGTGCATTGCTTGACTTGTCCGTAGTATTGAAGTAAGAGCAGTGGACGAAGGTTTCTATGCCTTTTCCAAATTCCACGTCACCCGTGTATTCGAGGAGGTAGTTTACAGCTACGTCATGCCCAGCACTCTTGGACTTCGGTTCGTACTCCATCTTCTTGATTTTGAACGCACCGCTTTCTGAAATCTTCTTGATGTTCTCTGCGAACTTCCTGACAATATCGGAGTTGATGCTAACATCGTTGATGAACAGGTCATCCTCGACGCTGGTGGCATGAACCCACTTCAGGATATAGTCGTACTGGTTACTGGCGATACGGGTTTCCTTCGTCAGGACTTCCTCCACGCTCGACAGGAACTTGTTTGACGACATCGTGATTTGACCTAGGTCAACCAGCTTGCGGTAGATGCTTCCCCGTGCAGTCGCCGCATGCAGGACATCCAGCATGTCGGTAATGTTGTCGTTAATCATTCCCTTGATGTTTCCAACATTGTCGTGGAAGACGTGTCTAACCCATTTCAGTTTGTCACGCCACCCGAACTTCTTCCATTCATCAAGGGTCTTAAAGTCTACTTTAATTAGAGGTGCAGGTCTTTCGTTATTAGTCGTCATAATCGTCCCCCTTTTCTCCGTCGAATTCAGGGTCAGCTTCTGGCGACGGATAGTCACCCTCGTTTTCCCCGTCTTCATCTATTCGACGGTGGATTTCCTTGACGAACCCCTGTTTGAACACCTTATACGACATATAGACGGTCTTGCCGATAATATAGGCAATCAGCCCGCCCATGAGGACTCGGTAGATTTTCTTCAATTTCTCCTCGTCCCCGAAAAAGTCCTTCAAAATGCCTATCAGCCCAATTAACTTGGCGAGGCGATGCAATTGCGTATTGAATTTTCCCATATTGCCTCTTTTTTATATCTAAGATACATTTTTTACCCCCTACTCGGCAAGGGTTAATCCTCAGATTTTTTTCAAAATTGTGGCCACTACATAAACTTTATGATGAGTAATGACCAAATGAGGTATTATGGCTAGAAAAGGTAGTTTCGGTGTTGCCATCAAGATTGAAGACCGTTCAGGGTATTCTTTCATTGAGAACCCCTCCCTAATCGGCGGTGTCGTTGGCTATTCACCGAAAGGCGAATTCAACAAAATCCTGAAAATTACCAATACGGCAAATCAGGATTCTATCCTTGGACTTGGCTTCAACCAGCCCAAGTGGAACATGGGTATGTACGCTACCCGTGCCGTGCTGAACAACGGCGGTCACGTCCATTTCGTGCGTCCTTACGGCGAACAGGTGGACAAGACGGACGTTCGTAAGTCTGACTTGAAGTCTGATGCATTCGTTGTGTGCTTCGACCGCAACGCATCCAAGAGCGACTACTACGACAAGTCCCGTACAGCCGAAGAGAACGAAACCGACGTGATTCACACATCTTTCGATATCCGCCACTTCGCTGCTACCCGTTACATCGCTGACGGCTTCGCAGGTTTCGGTGGAAAGCGTAAGATTAACACCACGCAGGAAACCATTGCTGAAAACTCCAACGTGGACTTCCAGCTGACCGCTGGCGAAGAGTTCAACGAGGAAGGTAAGCTCTCCGATGTTCGTTCCGACACCAACATGGTGCTGTTCGCTATCGTCAATAGCGACCCGACCGCAGCAAAGCGTGCAGCCGACCGTTACACTGCTACGGTACGCAAGAACACAGATTCCGCCAACAAGAGGCTGGTAACGCTCGTTTGCGACTCCGTTCCTGCATTCAGTGTTGGCGACGTTATCTACTTCCCTGCTTCCAACTTCGTTGAAAGCGAGAAGGGTGCGTACGCAACCGTCAACAAGATTCTTGACACTCAGGTTGTTGCCGAGTACGAAACCGAAATGGACAACGTACCGACGATGGCTACAAAGACAGCAACCTTCTTCTGCAACAACGACGATGCCACGACTGGCGTTGACTACCTCGAAGTCAAGACCGCCGTTGCAAACCGTGCTGTAAAGAAGTATGGCGAGATGAACTACGCCAAGACGAGCGGAAAGGTTGACTTCTCCAAGTTCAAGATGGGCGACGCAATCCTGTTGCGTGAACCTGACGGAGCTGCAAAGATTACCCGTGTAATCGGTCTCACTACTGATGAAACGGTTAGCCTGAGCATCGATGACAAGAGAAAGACTTTCAGCTTTGTTCCGACAAAGGCTGTTCTCGAAGCTGGCGACAGCGTGACGTTCTTCTACACGGTTACATCTACCGTTGATGGAAAACAAGTGACAACCACTAAGAGCATCAAGGGTACGGTTGATTCCGTTACCGTTGACAACGAAGTGACTGTTACTCTGGATGCTGCTCTCGAAGCTGGCATTTCGAGTTTCACGTCTTACGAAATCACTTCCGTTGGAAAGGAAAGTTGCGACGCATCTGCAAAGATTGTGACGCTGAATGTCAATTCCAACCGTCCGCTGGTTTTGAATGAAGTTGGCGTAACCAATCTCACATGGGATGAGCTGACCCCCGCTAAACTTTTGGGTTCATTCGACAGTGAATCTAAGGCAAAAACGTTTGTTGACAGCATCAACGGAGAAGACACCGTAGTTGCAACATTCGACGGCGTTGAGAAACCAGAAGATTTCGTCGGTGTAAACGTATCTGGGCCGAAAGCAGTCGCAGATGAGACTCCTACGGCAAAAACTAGCGCTGGAACGTTCAAGATTACAAGTTATAACTCTGGTCATGACGCTCAGGTAGCAGATGAAACACACGAAGCTCAGGATGCTGTTCCTGCAACTGCAACAGGAACTGTCACATGGGTTGAAACTGATGTACCTGACAATGCAACGTTCACTTGCACACTCGGCACATTGACCAAGGGTGACAACGGTTGGACATTGACTTATACAAATCGTCCACAAAATCCACCCGAAGACGGAACCGAAGTACCTGTGACCGCTAGATACACTGTTAGTGTTCATTACGAAGTTTCTCTCGTGTTCCCAGAGGCTCTTCCGAAGAAGCCGTCCACACTCAAAACTCGTGGCATGGTCGATGTCGGTACTGTCTCGGCAGACGACATTATCAAGCTCGTTAGCACGGGTGATGAATACTATGTAACCTCTGTTTCGGGTTCTGGTGCAATCGCCATCACTGGAAAGAACGGTGAAGACGTAGACGGAGCAACCAGCCTTGGAACCAAGATTATCAACCTCACCGCTACGACGAACAACATTCTCGCAGCATTCAACCGTGAAGGTTTCGCCATCAACACCTACCTTGGCAACAACGTAACTCAGATTACCGATGCTGCTGACAAGACGAAGTACAACACGACGACCACAATCGGCGTTCAAGTACCGTTCGGAACTGCCACCCAGTACGGAATCGGTGACCTCGTTGCATTCGTTCCTCAGAAGACGAACAAGGCTGCTGACGGCGCTATAATCTTCAGCAAGAACGACATCTACGAAGTCAAGAACATCAACACGTTCAAGGACATCGTGGTTCTCAGCCACAGCGGAGACATCAACTTCGACAGGGAAACTGGTTTGGCCGACAAGTTCGGTACTAACAGTGAATGGAAGTTGGTTGACCTGACTGCATCCAACGCTAACATCTGGGTAGCTGGAAAGGACGGTCTCACGTTCAACATGCTCGGTGCATACGACCTGACGGTTCCTGCAAACGTTCAGGAAGAGGACTTCCTCGTTCCTAGCGACACTCCTGCTAACGACCTGCTCAGTTTCGCATACACGAACTACAACGGTGGAACAGTACAGCGTACCGACAAGCTCCTTGTGAGCGACGACGTTGGTGCTTCGTTCAACGCAATGGGTCTTGCTTCTGTCAAGTACGAAGATGTGAACTTCAACGGTGAGGCAAAGCAGGTGTATGTGCTTTCTTCGGAAGGCGAGGCCATCGCAAGGATGTACCTCTACATCACCTACCACTTCAACGGCAAGTCTTACGACATGGAAGGAACCATCGTTCCTTACGTTCACGATGACGGAAACCTCTACATTGGTGACGTTGCCGACTCTGTTCTCACGGACAGCGGTGCAAGGCTTCTCATCAACGACAGCGGAATCCTCGACAACTTCTTGACGAACAACGCATACGACATGTCTCAGAGCGTTGAAAACGGTCACCTCGACTCTGTTTCTACGATGCTCTCTTACGATGAACGTGACCCTGCTATCATCTACGACGCAATCTGGGAATACTCGCCAGCAAACAACAGCGACACGGCAACTCTCGCCAACGCTTGGAACCTCTTCCTCGACAAGGATGGCACTGACGTGTCTATGCTTATCGGTGCTGGTACTGGTATCAAGAACCTGTTCAAGAAGAACCGTGAAACTCTCGACGGAACGGTTATTTCCGCAATCCTCAACGTCTGCGAACTCCGTAAGGACTGCTTTGCTATCCTTGACGGTGTGGGCGAAGCCAACATCGAAACGACCCTCCGCAAGATGATTGGTGCTCAGGGATTCGGTGTCAAGGGCCGTTGGGGTGCCATCTATGATGGACGTGGCGTCTTCTTCGACAGCTACTACACTCTCATGAACGTAGAAGTCGTGAAGTCCGTTCAGTTGGCTTCTATCATCACGGCTAACGCCGCTAACGGAATTTGGTGGTTGCCGCCTGCTGGCGAAATCAACGCTGTGATTCCGACGGAATGGGGCGTAACCGAAAAGTATCCGAGAACCTTCAAGTATCCTGAAGACACAGATTCCAACATCGCACGTCTTACTGAAATCAGGGTCAACCCGACTCGTTTCAACAGCCGTGGAATGTTCATCTGGGGTGACTACACGATGCAGAAGGAAAGCTCTGCATTCGACCAAGTCCATGTGGCAATGCTCTTGGCTGGTATTCACAAGATGTTCTATCACTACCTCGATAGAAAGGTCTTCCAGTTGAATACGACCAACCTGCGTACCAACATTCAGTCTGACTTGCAGGCTCAATTGGATGCAATCATGAACTCTAACCCAGCTGGTTTGTACTCTGGCACCGCAATCTGCGACGATACGAACAACACGCCTGACGTAATCGACAGGAACGAGTTGCACGTTGACCTCAGGTTGAAGCCAACCAAGACCTCTCGCTGGATTACATTGAGAACTATTGTTGAGTCCAATGGTTCCAGCAACACTCAATCCACTTCACTTTATGTGTAATGGGAGGTAAACTATGGGTATCAATCAGACTATTGATGACGAATTGAAGAAAAAGGTGTTCTTTGGCGCTGCCATCGACACCTTGGCCGACCCGTATAGAACCAGCCGCTGGCGTATGCTGATTTCCACCGAAATCTTCCACGCTTTCGGCATGGGTCTTCAGAACCACGACCAGTTCGATATTCAGGACGGTGAAGCATCGTTCGCCCTGTATGTTCAGCAGCCGCCTACAATTCCCGCCGTGGAATTGCAGTCCAAGGCTTTCCAGTACATGGGCTTCAACAAGCACTATCCTGTCGGTCAGACTGGCCTCGATGGAACATTCTCCATCGGTGGTGTGTGTACGGAAGACATGGCTCCGTATGAAGCCATGATGGAATGGCGTAACCTCGTGTACAACACGGGTGAGATGACCTTGGCTAACCGTTCCGATGCCAACTGGCAGACGAACCGTATCGCTCAGGACTCGTCAAACCACATCCACCTCGGTCTCGGACAGCAGGCCAACTGGCCCAACCCGACGGTTCAGCTGCTCCGTAACCAGAGCGTGACGCTTGAATACTACGACTGGATGTATGGTGACTGCATCTTCTCCATCACGTATATCAACGCATGGCCGAAGAAGGTGGAACTTCCCAAGCAGGGAACCTACGGTGTGGGCGACCTTGGCGAATGGAGGGCAACCTTCCAGTACGACAGGTTCACCATCTGGATTCCGCCTGGATATAAGTACGTCTAATCGGCGTGAAAATAACAAAGGGCAAGCGAAATGCTTGCCCTTTTCTTTTATATGGAGTTAACTAAACGCCACGGTTCCAATGGAGATAATCCATTGTGTCATCAGGAATTACTGGTCCACTCTTCGGTTCATGAGCAAGTTCGCCGTTTTCCGTGATGTCGATGAGTTCCTCGCCAATAAGCGCCTGACATCCTTTAATCTTCTTGTCGCCAATCTGCTTCAATGTCGAGAGGTATGCTTCCCTGTTACGGGCGATACCAACAAGTTTAAGATTGTGGTAGAAACTTACTGGGTTCATCACTTTGTTTTCAACTGTAAATGGATGAAATGCTTCTGCCCTAATGTTGTCAATAAGGGAGCTAACCGTATCAGTTTCGAGATACAGCATACCATCATTGATAAGGCGGTCAAGCGTCTCAATGACACCATATTCATCGAAAAGTACATCACGAAGTTTGAAGTATTTTTCTTCAGGTGTTCCATTACCATTCACCACATCAGTAAGCTGACCTTTGATGTACTTAATTCGGTCGATTGCATTCTGGTATTCGTACACAGTGTGAGTGATTATTTCTGTTTCTTCGTCATTCAAAAGCATAATGCCTCCTTCTATTCTGCTCCACCCCAGTTAATCGGGAACCACTTTTCAACTTCATCCTTATGACAAAGGAAGTCATCAGCGGTTTCGTCGTCCCAGCACTCCTCGTGCTTGTTCCAGACAGCAAATCGGTTTCCTTTGTATTCGGGCCAGATGGCAACAGGTTCGTCATTGTCAGGCACTTCCTTCTCGGTAATATGCCAACCGCTACCGAGGCATCCTTCCTTGCAGTTCTTCGGAAGCATGTTGTTGTTCATGTATGCGAAGTGGGTTACGTTGCTATCCCTGAGCATAAGGATTCCACCCAATTGACCCAATATACGGAAGCTACCTTGGATGTAGTAACCGCTGAAAATGAGGTCTGGTTCCTTGTCCGTTACCATGAACAGAAGGATTCCTTCACGAGGAGTTTCCTTACCGACCTCGTACCAGTTCATCTCGACTTGACATCTTAATTCCATATTACTTTCTCCTAGATTTCCTTTCCCCTATAATAAAGGAATACATCGTTGTTAGAATGCACAATCGCCTGTACCTCTATTCCCTTATTGCCATTGACAAAATCACAGCAAGCGTTAGCAGGTATCATAGGTGCATCAACTGTGCCACAAAAGCGTTTAACATGAAGTTCTTTCATTTTCTTATCCAATGTAGATGATTTTAGGTTCCTTAATCAGGCTAAGCCTGTAATTGAGATAGCATTCAAGGTCGTTAGAACTGAACGAGTAGTAGCCGCCACTCTTGTAGTTCTTCAACAACGCCACATAGTCGGTAAACCGCTTCTCGGTCAGCAATGCGGTCAGAACATTGATGTCAACTCGGCAGTCGTTACCCATGATGTACAAACCAGAGTAAACACCCTTTCCAGACTCGACATAGTTCACCTTGACGGAGTTATTGTCCTTAACCAAGGTGTTCACGGCAAGCTTGTTCTTGTAGACATCGTTGATTGCCTGAGTTCTTCCGAAGTGTACCCAATCCAAATCTGGTTTGTCCTTTCTTCCTTTCAGCAGCTCCTTCTTATGGTGGATGAGGAAGGCTTCAACAGAGTCATCCATCGAGTCCCCAAAGCGGTGCGGCTTCAACAGGTCTTCCTTAGGTATTGGATGACCGCCCGCATCGTACGGATAGAAACAGGTTCCCCACTTTCCAGTAGATGCCTTCAAGACAGGAATGCAGTACATTCTCGGGAGGTCATCAGCGTCGATGAACACCTTGTCTGCAAGGGTTGCAAAGCCGTTCTTGACGACAACCTTTTTCGGGTAATTGCCAGATTTAATCTCACGGAGTTCTTTCAGTTCGCTCCAATTACCGATATAGAACTTTCCACCGATGTTCATATCGGAAAGGGAAATCCTGTTGCAAGTGTTGTTTAAAATCTGGTCCAGCTCATTGAAGTTGGCAACCTTGACAGCAGCATTATGCAGGCTCTTGTCGATGCAGGTAATCATCGAGTAAGTCGTGATGCCCTTGAACAGCTGCTTGTGACCGAAGTCTATCAGGCATGAAAGATTACCGTTTTCCAGCAGATACTTTCTGAAATTTGCACCAGATGTTGAATGCATCCAAGAGGACGGGGTGATATACGAGAGAACACCCTTGTCATTCAACATCCTGATACCAAGCTCGAAGAAAGCAAGATACAGGTCGCACATTCCTTCATCGGCAAACTTGTAGTTCTTGACCACATCGTACAGCTTCCCGAGATTGTGAACACGTACGTAAGGCGGGTTTCCAACAACATAGTCCATCTTTCCGTCATAATCCTTGATGGAAAGGGAGTTGCCAAGACGGACATCCCATTTCACGTCGTTTACACCGTACATTGCCGCAGTATCGTCCAGTCTTTTCTTCAACTGGCGGAAGTTCGACTTGTTCAGTTCGATTGCGTGGATGTAGGTTTCAAGAGCTTCTTTCAAACCCTTATTGCCCTTCTTGACACGGATGTGTTCGACACAGTATCTGGAAATAGCGGCAACGACTATGTTTCCGTCGCCTGCGCTGTTGTCCATAAAATGGTGTTCAAGGATTCGTTCGGACCCGACATACTTGGCAACATCGAGAAGCACATTCACGATATTCAGCGGGGTAAAAATTTTTCCTTCTTCTTTCAATGCGTTCTTAATCATAGTTTCATACCAGCGTTTTCAAGCACTATCGCCTTGGCGGAATTGTAATCCATTCCAAATTCTTTCATGTATGCAGAGATTTCCTCTTTCAGTTTGGCAACACGCTCCCCTCGCTTGGGGTTGTACGGCATATTCAGCCGCATTCCCTGCAAGCAGTCGAACGAATGGGCCTGCTGCTTCTTCGTAAGATGGAAGAAGCTTTTGGTATTTGTCTGGAGCAGGATATCGTTCATCCTCGGGTCGTTTTCAAGGGCTACCTGTACAAGATACGGCTCGAAGGTTTCCTCTTCCTCAACGGAAACAGGAAGCCCTGCCATGCGGTTTCTAAGAAATTGTGAAACACTAAACTTCATGCTAGCCTGCCGTGGGTTGAACAAGTCTTAACAATCCGTACTTGTAAAGCAGGAGAATAACCTTGGATATGTACGCATTTACAACGGTATACGGGTTCACTTGGAACTCGCTCATCTGAGCGTATTGGCCAGTGGCAACATTGAATTCAAGCCTTGCCATCGGGGGAAGAATGTTCTTCGATATGATGATATCGGCAAAGTTGTTGAACAGACTGTCAAAATCAACATAGTTGTCAAGCACAAACTGACGGGCGCCCAAGTCGTCACCCCTCAGGACAAACTCTACCAACTTATTAGTGTACTCCGTGCTGATAACCGTAGCAATGCCCTTGATTGAACATCTGTTTTCCAAGAAGTTGTTGAACATCGTGGATGTCATCAGTCGCATGTCTGGGTAGCACCTTTCAACGATGTCAACCACCGTGTTAGGGTCAACCGTGCCGCCATACGGTGCAGTTTCTTCCTGTGCGATGGACATCATCTTTGCAATCATCGCCTGTTTCAAGTTTTCGTCCTTCTTGGGGTAGTCAAAAGAAACGGCGAAACACCTTGAAGAGATTGCATGCGGGAGACGATGGAACGCATTGCACGTCAAGATAAAACGGATTGTACTCTGGGTATCTTCAATCAATCCTTGAAGCTTACGATAGAACTCTTCGGGCCTGTTAGGATGGTCGGCTTCGTCGAGAATAACGAACCTTGGAATACCGTTAGGACAGGCGAGGCTTGCATAGCTTTCAATGTCGGTAAAGATGTCAGACTGTTCTCGTGCAGAGAAGAACTTGAACGATGTTCCGAGGGTGTTAGGAATCGCCTGTGAAAGCGTGGTTTTTCCTGTACCAGACGCAGTCGAGTAGAACACATAATGTCCAAACGCATTGAGCTGCAATGCAGTGTCAATCTTGTTCCTGATGTTTGCGGGAAGAACCATGTCGGCAACAGTTTGCGGCTGATGCTTGACAACCCACATTTCGTAACCGCCCTTGGCTACGGGAATACTTTTTTTCGGTATTTCGGCCTCAGGAATGCTTCCTGTTAACAAATCGATTTCGTCCATTTTACTTCTTTCCTTCTTTTTCAAGGGTTGACGGTTCTTCTATCGTAAGTTCTTGTACGTGGATGACAGGAATCAAGGACATCTTGTTGCAAGCTTCGCCATCCTTTTGGACTACGCCAGACACTTCGATGAAATGGCGACCAGTCGCCAAATCACGCTTTATGCCTTCGTAAGCGCTTATGCTCACGTTTCTAAATTCGAGCGGGTCCTTTCCGATTCGTTCAATCTTCAGGATTAACCCTTTGTCACACTTTTCACTCATAGCTTCTCTTTGCTAATGAACTCCGACAGGTCGGTTGGAACAACCTTGTCGCAATCCGTGATAAAATCTGCACCACCCAACGCATACAGGCAGCCCTTCGCAAACATCATCCCGTGGTTTCCGTTTCCGAAATGAACGAGCCTTGCCGATGAACGGAGGTATGTATCAAGTACATGGAACGAATGGTCCTTCGGGACGACGACTGGAATGCCGTGTGCATCGAGTGAGTCCTTTATCTTGGAAATATAGTCTTTTTTACCGATGTTGGCAAGGAGTATTTTACCCCCAATTTTGCACAAAGTGGCGATATACTGGTCAGCCTGCTCGGAGGTTCTAACCTTTCCGTAAGCCACGGTCTGGTCAACCTTCGGAAACAGCCTGTGGTAGTCGCCGCTAACTGGGTATGTCAGGTACGTCTTGCCCTCGCCGAACTCGATTGTCCTGTAACCAGACGGAATGTCATATTCAGCCTCGGAGTCATACTTGATGTACACCCTACGGTAAGAACGCATCATCGACGATTTAGAACACTGGATTCCGCCCTCGAAGAAACCATAGAGGCGGCTCGCAAAGCTGTCTTCGTGAAACCGCACGTCATGCCGTATTGATGCAACCGATATGGCAAGATGGTTGTGGGCAGACTCCCTGCCACCAGCCAAGTTTTCTTCGAATTGGCTAGTCATTCGTTATACCGTTCTTTTCGTAGAAATCCTTGACTTCCTGCAGAACATCGGGGTAAGCGTTCTTATCGTTGACATAGCAGTTGATGAATGCCTTAACCATGTCAGGGCCATCCTCCGCCAATACCTCGGTGAGGAACTCCGTCATTGTCGGGGTAAGCGTATGCACGTAGTAAATCGACGTGTTCACGCTCAAACGTATGCTCGGGCCGACAATAAGGGTTGCATCGCCCTCGATACCGCCCCTTTCAGCAAAGTCCTTGTAAATCTCATCAAGGGTCAGTTCCTTGTTGAGATAGCGCTTGAACTCGTCGTCTGTCATGCGACGCATCAGGGAGCAATAGGCCCTGTTCTTCTTGTATCGCAAACTTTCGAGATAGGTACGGTCATTTACCTTCCTGTGCCACATGTGGAGGACAGCACCGCCCTTGCAACGCAATTCACGCTTGCCAGTGACCCTGCGGATTTTGAACACGAAGGCGTCGTCTTCGGCTCCCCATCCAACGAACGCCTCGTCGAATCCACCAACCTTGTCGTAGGTCTCCTTGCTGAAACAGTTGATAAGGCCAGTCTGACGGGTGATAGGAATGTTGGCGTTGTAACGCAGAGGGATGTCAACCATTTCGTGACGGCATTTCCTACGGGTCTGTGCCTCGCTCAGATACACGCAAGTCCCATACGGGAACACAAGAGGTGCGTCATCGGCGTGGTTATGGATGTTGTCCACGACACCTGCATCAATCCACGAGTCAGCGTCAATCATCACGTAATGAGTGTAGTCTGGGTGGTTCTGAACTGCATAGTTAAGCAGGCCCGTCTTATGGAAGTTCGTATCATCGATGTCAACTTCGTGATGAAAGGTGACCTCTGGAATCTTTGTAAGACCGTTCTGTTCGACAACGCAGATGTCAGCTTCGGGGTCAACCGATTTAAGCTGTTCGATTGAAGCGGTAAAGTTCCTGATACGGCATGCGTCAGTAGAATAAAATGTGTAGATGTAGAGTATCTTCATAATTATTTCATAAGATAAAGGATGTCAGCTTCGGTGATATTAGTGAACCTAAGTTCATTCTTGAACGACTGGATGATGTTCATTACACGGTCTGTATGGCCAGGGTGTGTACCGTACTGCAAGTTCCTTGTCTTCTTGGTGTCCATGAAATAGAAGGTCAGAATGAGGAAGATTGCACCCTCGGCAAAAGTGCTGCCGAAACCAGTTCCCTGCAAGATTGAACACGAGAAAAGGTCAGCAGAGCGTTCATTATTGCGGGACACATTGTTCATTCTGCCGTTGGTCCTATCGCAATGACAAAGCATGATGTGACCGATTTCATGACCAAGGACGAACGTAATCATCTTGCGGGCGAGTTCCATGTAACGAGGATAGTTTTCCTTGACGAGGTATTCTGGGAAACGGCGGTAGAACGCATCAATCTTTTCGGGGATGATTGCATCCCATTCATCGCCATACGCAAAAATCTCGGTGAACACATGGCCGAAAAGCCATTTCAACGCCTTCTTTGCCTGAGCAGCGTTGTGGTTACTCGTAAACTCACTGAATACTGCCGCACAGGTGCATAGCAACAGGCTCAATCCAGCGAAAGTATAGACACCGTACGAGTTGAGCCCAGTTCTTGCAGCGAACGAATTTGCAATCATCTCTTCGCTGTATACGAATTTCACCCTGCTCATCTTGTCCAGATACGCCCTGTTTCGTGCGATGTAGCTAGACGCATGTATCACGTTGATTGCATCGTCAACAATATCCTGAATGTCGTATTCAGGGGGGCTAACACGTTTTTTCCTGTAAGTTGAACAATCCATAGTGTACTCCTGTGTTAATTCTTGCCTTCCCAACCCATCCTTATCTTTCGCCGCATTCGGTACAACATAAGGTTGGCCTTGGACTTGCTGCAACGATGGGCCTCGGCATATATTTCGGTTGCCTGTTTAGGAGATTCCGTCGTGACAAGGTAGCCGTACATGTCCTGCATTTGCGGGTCGAAATCCTCGCACATCCTTGATGCAAACTGGAGCTTGCCCTGCGAGTCCGCATTGAACGGTTCGTTCGATGTCAGGTATTCTATCAAGTCTCCGTCAGCCCCCTGCTTTGTAACTTCCGTATAGGTTATGGTAACCTTCTTGCTTGGATTTACATGCACAAGAGCATCATCCGATATGAACTTTTTGATGTAGCCGTGAAGGCACAGCACCATGTACGAGTTGAACGATGCGCCACCATCTGGGTTAAAATTTCTAACCAGCGTACTGAAATTCACATAAGGGATATGAACCAGTTCGTTGGCATTCAGTAAATACTGTTTAGCGTAATTGTTGTATAAGTTGATTAGATAAAGCGAGTAATTGCCGATTACAATGTCTCGATATAGGTTGTACATTCTCCTGTCATTGGGGTCTTCACTATTCAACAGCGTCTTGCATCGTCCAATGATGGAATTGATTATATCTCCTGTACTCACCATATTCAGTTTTGTTTTTAATGCGCTTATGTATGTCTGTGATTTTTTATATGAGTCGGATAGTACCTTTTTATCTACATACACCACTTCCTTTTTTATCATAGCTCCTCATGTAAGGAACGGTATCTCGTCTATTTATCCAGAATTTTTGCATATATGTGTACCATTCCTTCTTATTTATAAGGAAATATAACACTTTTCATATATGAATGCAAGACTTTTTATACACAAAAAATTAAAGTCGGGCATTTCCCGACTTCTCTTATATTTCTTCTTTGATTCAACCATCCTGCATCGTAGCTTTCGACCGTTTTCCGTCTCCGCTATCCGCAGCTTCCTTGCATAGGGCGTTTCCTTCGCCTCGTTTATTTTTATGTATATTGGTTTCATTGTCTTATCCTTGGAGTATGCAGTCTTTCAGGAGGCTCATTGCCTGTGCTACGTCAGGGTCCATCGGCTCAGGCGATTTTACTGTCACCGCCTTTGTAGGTTCACCAGTGCCCCTCTTGACCAGCGTCGTCGTAGTTCCAGCAGGAGTGGAAACGCTGCTCGTACTAAGTTCCTTACGGTCATAGTCGGTCAACGGTTCAAACTCGTAACCGTGATTACGCTTGAAGCTTTCTATCGTGGCAAGAATGTCGTTGTGGCCATAGCCAGGAGCGTTGATTGCACGGCGGTTGAACTCCCCTATGACATCACGTTCCTTATAGAGGTTTTCATTGTGGTCGCTGTAACCGATTACGTTACCACCGACTATCATGCTCGGCAATGCGCTCTCAACTCCCATAATATCATCCTACATGTCGGTTCCCATAAAACCCACCTTAATCAAATTTAGTTTATACTGTTTCCCAAGTGTCTTCGGCGGCAACAGCGTCGTCAACGAATGTTCCAGCCTTCTTCATGTCGTAGATATCCCTGCGAACCTTGTCCTCGAACTGCTTGAAAGTCTGGTTAACAAGCTTGCTCATACCAGCCCCATCCGCTGGCTTAATAGTGTACTCGGCGGAAATAGGCTTTCCATTATATGTGTTCGCCGTTGATACCAAGATTTTAGTTTCGCTCATGAACGGGACAATATCGAACGCACCATCTAGGTCCTCGCTACCACGATATTCATCGCTGAGAAGCTGATTGAGGTCTCCGTTAATTGTCGTCCTTATTTCAGTGTTCCATCCCATGTATGGCATAAGAACCCTTATCATGACAGAAGTCTCGTTAAGGACTTTCATCATGATTTTCACTTGGTCGGCATCAGCCCAAAAGAGGAATGTAAAGTATTCCTTCAAACGGGCAACCAGTTTTGTTTTAATTTCATCCGTCATAACACTTCCTTTACAAGAACTGTCTCAGATACGGATTGGCACAGATGACCGCCACAGAAAGCTTCTTGTTGTGGAGCTTTACCGTCTGGCGGTGCCTGATACGTTTCTTCTTCAAGGGAGCGCTCTGCTCCTTGCCATCGGCGTCCTGCGTTGCAGGTTCGATGGCAACAGCTTCCTTCACTGGGAGGCTATCTTCCTGAACTGAAACGGGTTCCGTAGATTTTGGTCGTCTTGTCATGTCGTCCTCCTAATTTAGATAAAAACATCACGACTGTCAAGTATTAAGTAGATAAGTCAGTCATCATGCACGGCCTTGCAGCCTCGTTCTTGATTTCTTCGAGCTTCTTATCGTTAATTTCTTTCCAAGTGGTATAAATCGTCTGTCCGTTCACCGTACCACCACCTGGCAAGGTAACCGTGTCCTTCATAAGGATGATGCCGAGCTGCATACCAGCCCTAGACACCACGAAGTCCCTGAACAGCGGGTTGGCAAACACTTCTGCCTGCTTAGCCTTCAAGTAAACCCTAGCGATTGCATTCCTGTCCGTTTTCGGAGTAGGATAGACACGCATACGGTGTTCGACTGGGTGCAACTTCACGCTGTACTGGGTTCCAACGAGCTTCTTAACATCCTGCAAGTACCTGAGGGCGCCTGCATAGGTGATAAGGTCGAACTGTCCCAATCCGCCGAGGCCAGCACCGCCTACACCCATCAGGGATTCACCTGGGCCGATATCCCATGCCATCATCGGGCTGAACGTGTTACCGTAGCTCGGGTTCAAATCGACAAGCTGATACACATTGTCTGGAACCCTGTACTCGATGATTCCCTGTTTAAGGTGGATAACCATGTAGTCGCTGTAAGTCGCTTCGGACTGCATATAGCGGTAGAAGTAGTCGAGAGAGTCCTGAATGGCCATAGCGATATGACCAAGACCGTTTCGGTTCTCCACTTCCATCTCGATTTCCGTCGCAGGATAGCCAAGCCTAGCCTTGATGTACTCGGTGATATCGTCACGAGTCATCAACATCGTTGGCAGCGGGTCTGGCGGCAAAGTGTAAATGTCGGGATTTCTACGCATTACGCAATCTTCCTCTCTGGGAACCTAGAATAGATTTCTTGGTCGCCCGTCTTCAAAGTGATGTTGAACAGTGGCTTGCCCGTCTTGTTTGACGTAACGTTGATTCGGCCCTTCATTCCGCCATCGGGGGTATGTGAAATCCCGATGCTGAAATCCTTGGTCGAATTTATTTGTTCAGCATTGATTCCGAACTGCGGCGTGTAGTACATATCAAGGTTAGCCAAGATAAATTCCTTCAACGCCTGCTTGGACTCGAACTTCTGAATCCTTCCGTCAACCAACTCGTGGTGCAACCAATATGTGAATCGGTTGATGAGGTGAGGGGTACGGGCATATATTTCCTCGATTCCCCTGAACGTGAAAAACATCTGCGGGTGCTCTGGGCTGAAATAAATGAAGTTAGCCTCGGGATGCTTGAAACATTCCTCGAACAATGCGGACACGACGGCTGATTGGGCCTCGGTCAGTCCAAGCTTGTCGATATTGTCATAGAACATTGCCGCTTTGTCAAGACTATCGTTCATATTTACCCGTGAGTTAAACGTCCTTGTTTTCAAAGAAACGGATGAGGTGATACTTGACTGCCGTCAAGCTGTCAATGAAACCATCAAGCGTACCGTTAAGGCCAAAGGTCTCGAAGTGTTCAAGCTGGGAACGGAATTCGGAAATCTTGTCAAGGTCTTCATCGACAGATGCAAGGAAAGCTCCCTTGTCAGTCAGGTTAGGAACCTTGCCAGACCATACCTTGAAATCAATGGGCTCGTTGTATGTCGCCTGCAATGTTTCAGCAACCTTGTCCTTGGTTCCCTGATAGAGTTCGTAGCAGTCCTGTGCCTTCTCGTGCAGGGCCTTGCTTTCTGCATTCCAGTGGTATTGCTGGTATGCGTTCTGCTTGGCGTTCATGAGCGTCAGGATGTTGTACATGATTGCCTTGGCACCTTCGTCAGCGTTCGGTTCGTTTGCGGCTGTCTCTGGGCTTTCGTCAGGTTCGAAATCAGGCGGGTCTTCTTCGGGAGCGTTGAACTCTTCGTCGGACTTTTCGCCCTCATCGCCGCCGTCCTCAGGGTCAGTATCAGGAGCTTCAATTTCAGGTTCTTCCTCTGGCTCTTCGTCTTTCTTTTTGCCCTTTTTCTTGTCTTCTTCATCGTCATCCGAGTCGTTTTCGGCTGCCTCGTAGATGGCGTTGTGAATAGCAGCCACCGCATCAATAGTGCATTGGTCAATGCCAGCTTGCTGCATTGATTCCACAAAAATTTTATACGGATTCATATTACTCCTCAGTAATGAACTAACAATAGTTTATACCTCGGGGTCCCAAAAAAGAAAGCCTACGGCATTAGCCGTAGGTCACTTCGTTGCTTTTATTAACTTTTCTGCGGGATTTCATCTTGTCTATGACATAATCGCTCAACTCGATGAAGTCTGGGAAGAACATTCGGTCGCATTCAGCCATAGATGTAGATGTTTCCGCCGTAACGTATATCTTACGCTTCTTTAGGCTTGCTAATCTGTATCGAGGAAATGAATGTAGAATACCGAAAGGGGAACGGGGTCACCGTCACACCTCCGCATGTAGGGCACGTATGTGCAACCATCGTCTTGGTCCTGAAAGAGCATTTCGACAGTTCGGACAAGAACCTGCATGAGTCATCCTTGTTCAGGTTACCAATGAAATCTATCTTCGACTGCATCGTATAGCAACCTGGGATGTTAACGACAAGAGCCAAGTTCAATAGGGCGAGATACGGCTTGGTCGGCTTGAAACCCTGTTGCTTCCAAGTTTCCATCTGCTCCTTGTAAGCATAGTCATGGTATCTGCGTCTTACATAGACCTCGACTGCGTTAACTCCACCGATTTTTTCGATGGGGTGATAACCATATTCCCTATAAAGTTCATACAGCTCGGCAGGGTCAGTATTCGGACGGAACCTCATGTTTGTAAAGTCAATTTTGTAGCCAGGGTCATCGACAACGGTTCCGCAATGTTCGCACTTGAATGTTGTCCATGTGTACGGGTCTTTTGGGAAAGTCGATGCACGAAGATACTGCAAGGTGTAGATTTCATCGCCAGTCAATATTTCTGTTGGACCCCCAGGGCAGCGGGTTCGACGACCGAGGATTTCGGTAATAGAATCCATCTTGTTTTCGTTGTCCATGTTTTCGACCATCAGCATGTCGATTAGTCGCAACGGCTGGGCCAACATCGGTGTTTGGTAGAACAATCCCTTTGACGGAAGTTCATCTAGCGGAAGAAAATCTTCCTCGTTTGTCTGTGGGGGTTCATGTACGGCAACTATTGGTGTCTGAGAAGGAACCGCTACCTGCGGCTGTTGAGGAATGGCTGCTTGGGGAGCGAACCCCTGCTGTGGTTCCTGTTTGACTGGGGGAGGAACCCTGTTGGCAGCAGCCTGAGAATACTTGCGGGCAAGCTCTTCCCCAGACATGTGATGCACGTCGTTCGGAGGAGTTTCGCCTTTCTCATGATAGAACATCGAATCGTACTGCTCGTCAGTAACATGAGGCGTACGGGCATCCATTGCAGGGAATGTCTTGTGCGGGTCAAACCATCTTTGACGTTCGGCAGGTTGATTTTCCGTTTCCTGTTCTGGCTCTTCAATCTTGAAGGACTTCTTGACAGGCTTGATTATCTTCACGGATTGCCTTTCATTGACAACTTTCCTTTTCGGAGGTTCCTGAAAAATCATTGAACCCATCGGATTGCCTGCCAACTGTTTTCTCAATGCTACCGCCTGTTTCAGCAGATTTTCTGGTTCAGCCATTTTATACCCCAGCATAGTAAGAGAAGACGTACCTCGGCCCTTCATAATGCTGTCCATTTTTCAGGTCGATGGAGATACGCTCTTTCTCCTTTTCGTTCTCATTGAGTTTATCGGAGACCATTTTTGCCAATTTTTCGCTCATCGGGTCGGGCAAAGTCTTGTCTTCAAACTTGTCAACGATAATAGGTTCAGAAATGGACATGTCCCGCATGGAGTTGTAATCATGCGGGTCATGTCCTTTTTCGTACCACTTCATGTCATATCGGATGACATTGAAGCGGGGCGGCTCTGCACTACTTGTCAGCGGCTTCAGCGGAGTTTGTTGATTCTGCTGTTCCATTTACATTACCGTTTTCTGCAGAAAAACGTCTCTTCACCATTTCCGTACCGATGAGGACGGCGAAGAGTCTTGCCATTGCCACAGCCTTGTCTGAAATCTTGCCTTCGATGGCACCACGCTGCTCATTATACAGCTTGTTCCATTCGACAGTCACACAGGCATGGCTAACCATGTTGTCAATCTGGTTGTAAGTGGCCTGCGGGGTAAACGAAGTGCCAGTCTTTACGCAAAGGTGAGTTTCAGGCTTGAACCAGTCCTTGCGAACACAAGCGAATGCGATAGAACCGCATGCGACAGACAACATCGGGTCAATGTCACCGCTTGCCAAATCGTAGTTAAGCGTGTTGGAGCAGTGGATTACGAAATCGTAACGACCGTCACGTTCGTCGAGATAGGTGTTGGTGATGTTCTTGAAATTCACGTTCGGTGCAGTGTAATGCACGATATGACGCACATCGCCGTTTGCAAGGAGAAGCATCAAGTCTTCGGGGAACTCGGAACCAGAGCAAACAGTGAAGTTGTACTTCTTGTGCTTGGCAACGATGAACTCGATGACGTTCTGCGGGAGGACTGCACCCTTGACAAGAATCTTCGGCTTGGAAAGGGTTGCACTGTACGTTCTTGCCTGATTAACGGCGTACACCTGATACATCTGCGGGGAGACAGTGAACGGAAGGACGGTAACATCGTTTGCCCTTGTTTCAGGAACAAATCCGATATCGATAAGGGCATGCTTCAATTCAGAGGTCGGCACGATGATGGAGTCGGACATCTGGAGAAGGTCTTCAATCACACGGGCTTCAAAAATAGTCTTTCCACGGCCACCAACGCCGTCCCAAACAAGTTCGTCAAGAATGTAGATGACACGGAAGTTCACCTTGCGGATAGCATCGTTCTTTGCTTCCTTTTCGGCGCTAACCTGTTCGTTATCGTTCTTGTCATAAGCAGTGTCCAGCACGGTATCGCCGACAGTGTTCTGGAAACTACTGAACTTCATCTTCTGAACCACTTCGAAAACGGCAGGGTTCTTGATGTTGTCAAGAATGACGACAGTTTCCTTGTTGATTGCAAGCTTGGAATAAAGGTCGATGAACATAGAGGATGTCATCGTGATGTGGTTGAATGTGCAAAGTGCATCGTAGAACGGGCACAGGTGTGCGAAATCTTCGTTAAAACGACCACCAAAAAGGCGAGAGTCACCATCGTTCACATGGATGATATCCACGGTAGCCTTTACCTTGACCTTGTCTTCAATGAGTTTTTCATATAGCTCAGTAGCTTTCATAGTATCCTTCTGCATAAAAGGTTGTTATTTACACAAGTAAAATACATTTTTTAAACATATACTTCTATAAAAATCGCTATATTTAAAATAATTACGACAATCTATCCATCATAGGCATGCCTTTTGCAAAGGACACCCACCTTATAAGCGTGTCGGCATTCGGGTCGTTTGTGTAATGCACGAACGAGGATTTCTGGTTAGGACTGTCCTCTGGGACATGCGTCTTAATCCTGTAACGGTAATATGATGGTTTAGGTTCAGGTTCACCTGGAAATCCAAATGAAATCGGGGTGTACTCGAATTTTCCCGCATCGCAATCGTCTACTATGACTTCGGTGGTCCCACGGATACCCATAGGGAACCCGTCAATGACAGTGCCATCAGTCAATGTCAATGTGTGGCCGCTGTAAACGGCCCGAACCTGATTTCTCGGGAATACCTTGTATTGGTTCATATCAGCTCCTTTTATGTTGCATCAAAACCAGCAATCATAGAAATAATTCTATCCTTGGCGCTAGTTCCGTCGCTCAGTGTCGGAGGCGGCTGGTCGGCATTTTCCATGAACAGGCGGGCAACTTCCATCTGGCTCATGGTAACGACCTTCTTTGCTTCCTCGTCATCCTCTTCGACGATTGCCACAGCATCCTCAGGATTATGCTCCTCGACATGCTTTCCATACGGGGACAGGAATACATGGAGAGGGTTCTTCGACTTCAACTTGTCCATCGGAACAATAGCTTCCTCAGCACTCTTGGACACATCGTTGTTGTACTTGACCAGATTTCCACTAAGGTCTGGGAGGGCATCAATGTCGTCAAAATCGTTCACTTCAACATAGCGTTCACCGATGGT